GATAATATTATTAGTATTATGGAAGATAATAATCTTAAGATAACATCTCCTTTTAATGATTTAAGAACAGATTTCTTTAGACCATATCCAGTAGCAACTTTTACTTTTGTTAAATGAAAATAGCATTATTATTATCAGGACAACCTCGTTTTATTGAAGAGGTTGCTCCTTCTATTCTTCAGAATGTATGTGAAGGATATAACGTAGATACATTTTGTCACTTTTGGTTTGATGATAAACTACAAAGTGAACCTTATAAGTTTGGTGAATGTAATAAAGGTGAGTGGCATAAACAACGTATTCCTTCAGACGCAATAGACCAAGCAATAAAGATCTATAATCCAGTTGATTGTATTGCAGAACCAAGTAAGTCTTTTACAGATTCTGCTGTTCCTTTTGAAGAGTCTCTAAACAGATATTGGTATGGTGCTAAGGAAGATCCAGACCCTAAGAATTTTAGATGGACAAATATTAATAACTGTCTTTCATACTTTTATAGTCTGAATGAAGTTAATAAGTTAAAGAAGTTGTATGAATATGATAATGACTTTAAGTATGACTGGGTTGTTAGATGTAGAACTGATAGTGTGATACATACTAAGATTCCTTTTGAACAATTAAATCCATCAGTAATTAATTTCTCTAATCTTCAAGGTCAACCTGACGGTATGATAAATGATTGGTTTGATTTTGCTGGTTCAAAAGAGATGGATGCTTTTATGAGTGTCTTCCCTGTATGGCAACTCATCTTAGAGAAATGTTTGAGAGAAAACAATGGTGCATACTGTCATGAACTGATGCATCGCAAGATGGTTGATTCCTTTGGTATAGGTATTCAAGGACATCCTATACAAATTACATTACCTAGATTCTAATGAAAATTGCTTTATGTTTTGCTGGTCAACCAAGATTTATTGACCGCATGAATTTTGATAACCTTACTAAAGATCATGAGGTTGTTACTTATGCTCACTTCTGGTGGGATGAAACTTATAGAGGAGATCATTTTGCTTGGAATAGTAATTTAAAATATCCAGATGATTATGATCCTATTGCTGACTTTGAAGAAAGGATGCAACCTAAGCGTTTACTCTGGGAAGAGTATCCTAAATTTGATCTCTCTGGTTTTAAGATGGTAAGTCAGATGGAGTTTCCTCTTGAGGATAGTGTTGTAAGACAATCTATATTCAGACAGAAATGTCAATGGACATCTGTTAAAAAATCTATTGAACTTGTTGATGAAAATTTTGATCTTGTTATTAGAATGAGAACTGATGTAGAGTTTCCTGAAAGAGTTCCTTTAGAAGAATGTAGGGGTGATGGTTTGTTTATGATGAATGGTGCAATGCAAGCAGGTGCTGGTAGAGAGTATTGTGATTGGTTCTATTGTGGTCCTTTGAATAGGGTAAAACAATTTAATCCTTTAGTGGTCTATGATGAGTTCTATAAAGATGGTATTCGTCATATGCATGATCTTGTAAGACAGACTCTTGCTGCTTGTCAGATACCTCATAAGGTGTTAGACTTGAAGGCATGGATGACTGATAGGAGTAAGGTGAAATGAAAGTTGTTATCTGGGGTTATCCTTTAAACAGTCATACCCATTCCTATATTCATAGTTCTTTTTATAAAGCATTCAAACATCTTGGTCATGATGTTTACTGGTTTCATGATGATGAATATCCAGAAGACTTTGATTATGATAATTGCATCTTCTTAACTGAAGGTTTTGCTGATAAGAATATTCCACTTAAGGAAACAAGCACATACTATGTACATGTTTGTGTTAATCCTCAGAAGTATCTTGGTAAAGTAAAGAGACTTATTGATGTTCGATACTTGCAAGAGAGTATGGACAATGATAATTATGACTTTGTTTTAGATAGAGATAACTGTACTGAACTGGATACTGGTGTCTTATATGACAACAAGTTTGCCAATTCAGATTATGAAGTTATCTATTGTGGATGGGGAACTGACCTATTGCCACACGAGATAGACTTTAATTGGGTTAATTTTCCTAGAGAAAAGGTTTATTACTTTATAGGTAGTACATCTGGTGAAGGTAGATTTGCAAATGCTCATCTTATTAATGAGTTTGCTGGGTACTGTCAGGATGCAGGCATTAAGTTCTCTTATGTAAATCCTTGGACAAATCCTGTGACAGATGAAGAGAATCGTTGGTTAGTTCAAAGGAGTTTTATGTCTCCTGATTTTAGAAATGCTACTCATCATAAGTGGGGTTATCTAGCCTGTCGTCTTGTGAAGAGTATTAGTTATGGTCATGTTGGAATCACAAACTCACCGATCAATGCTAAGTTTATAGATGATACTGTCATTTGTAAACCAACTGTTCGTGAAATGTTTGATGAAGGTATGAAGTATAAAGATGATAAAGAACTAATAAGACATCAAATGGAAGTTGTAAAATTTAAACATACATATGTTAATCGTGTACAAGGAATGCTAAAAGTATTATGACGTTAGGTGTATTTCATCAGGTTCATCATAACCTGAAAGCAACAGAGGAGGCTATTAAAAGCTTCCGACAATTTCATCCAAAGAATCCCTACGTATTAATACGTGATGGTGATAATGGAGAGGACTTCTCTGGTATTGCTAAAGAATATGATTGTCTTTATCTTACTGAAGAAAAGAATCTTGGTTATAGAGATCATAATCATCAGTCTGGTATCTATGGTATGACAAAGGATGAGGTTCTGATATGGTTAGAAAGATTCAGAATGGCATGTACTCTTTGTAATACAGATCATATTATTATGATGGAAGATGATGTTCATATCAGAGGAGAGATTCATGTACCTGAAGATTGGGAGTTTGCTGGTCAAGCAAAGCCAGGCAATTTGTTACAAGAACCTTTCACAGATTATCTAACAGAGAAATATGGTGTACAATGGAACGTAACTTATTATGGAACAGGTGGAGGAAGTATATTTAATGCTAAGACTTTCTTGGAAAATTACGAGAGAGTTATTCCTATCTTTGAGGAAGAGTTTGATTTAATTAAAAGAGATATGTGTGGCAATCTAGGATGGGTAGATGTATGGATGCCTATGTATTTCTTTCTTTGTGGAAAGGAGTATAGACATAACAATCTTCTTACAGAGACTACATCAAATCCTATCTGGCAAATTTCTAAAGAACCTATCGTTCATCAATACAAGGTGCATTACTGATGTCTAATAAAATTACTTTTGGTTATATTGTTGGTGGTGAAGACAAACACTACAATAATTTAATAAGATCTCTTGGTTCATTAGAAAGAATTGAACAACCTCATGATGTTGTCATCCTTGATGCTGATAGTCGTCTAGAAGCTGATGAAGATAGACCAAATATTCGTATCATTCCTTTTCCTGTAGACGAGGCTAAAGGTGAAGGTTGGTTTAAACCACATTACTGGCAGATGAGATATCATCTAAACAAGTATGTCGAAACAGATCATTGTTTCTATATGGATACTGACACGGTGATTGTTAATGATCGTGTAGATGAACTTATTGAGGAAGCAGAAGATGACTTTCTTATCTGTCGTCACTGGTGGGTTCCTCAGTTAAAAGATTATCTAGAAAGAGTTCGTGTTAATATTGGTTTGGTATCACATCTTATTGAAGAAGATAATGTAGAGATTCCTTACTTTGCCTCTGGACTTTTCTTATTCCAAAAGGAAAAACATGATCATATCTTTGACACCTATCATAAGAAATTTGATAGTGTATTTGCTTCTATGCCAAATAATGCTCAAGGTATTACAGATGAATTACTTTTATGTTTAACTTTGAATGAGACTGGTGGGTTTAGAACAACTAATGGTTCTATGAATCATAGTTCAGAACAAGAACAGATGCCTTTAAAATTTAATGCTAGTACATTCTGGGGTAAGAATCCTCAAGATGAATTATATAAAAAAGTATTTGCATTCCATAATGATCTTTTAGAGTTTCCAACTTTGAGTTATTTTAGAACTAATTTTGATGATGAGAATTTCATCAAGAACTTTAAAGAAGTTTGCTACGTTGAAGAATGAAGATTGCTTTAGTAGGGCCAGGTATCATTGAGATACCACCTAAAGGTTGGGGTGCCGTAGAGTCTCTTATATGGGACTATGCAACTGAACTGGGTGAGTTAGGACATGAAGGTAGTATTATTAATACTCCTGATAGAGATCAAATAATCAGAGAACTAACTGCTGAACCATTTGATTATATTCATGTTCATTATGATGTCTTCTATGACATGATGGATCTTATACATGAGAAATGTCCTAACGCAAAGTTAGCCATTAGTTCTCATTATCCATACATTGATCAACCAGACAGACATCCTTATGATGGTTACGATAAGATATATAAGTGGTTGATAGAGAATGATAAGTATTATAATTTCTGTATCTCTTATAAGGACTATGAAACTTATAAGAAAGATGGAGCACCATTAGATAAACTTTTAGTATGTCCTAATGGAGCACAACATAGGGATTATAATTTTGAAGAGAATCCTAGTAAACCTGATTGGACTTTATATCTTGGTAAGATAGAACCAAGAAAGAGACAGCATGTTTATCAATGCATATATGGTATTGAATTTGTGGGACATTATACAAACACTACAAGTTTTAATCCACAGTTAAAAGATTATCTTGGTGAATGGAGTCATCAACATAAGTTGCAACATGTCACTGATTATGGTAACATGTTATTGTTATCTGATGGCGAGAATGGAACACCTCTCGTTATCAAAGAAGCTTTAATTGCTGGACTTGGTGTTGTTGTATCTAAATATGCAGCACACGATCTAGATAAGTCTTTGCCATTTGTGACAGTTATTCCAGATGATAAATGGAATGATATTGAATATGTTTCTGAAGAACTCAAAAAGAATAGAGAGATCTCTGTTACTATGAGAAAAGATATTCGTCAGTATGGTGTAGATAATTTCTCTTGGCAGGTGTTAGTCAAGAAGTACGTTGAAAACATTGAAGGTATGCAATGAAAATTTCTATTGTTGGGCCAGGTCTAATGCCAATCCCACCGAAAGGTTGGGGTGCTGTAGAGTCTTTAATATGGGATATGGCCAATGCCCTGAAGGCATTAGGACATTCAGTTCAGATCATTAATACCACCGATGGTAATAAAGTTCTTGCTGCTATTGAAGAATATAATCCAGACTTTGTTCATATTAACTATGATGATTTTATAGTACTGTATCCTCATATTAATAAACCAAAGGCAATGACATCACACTTTGGTTATCTGGAACGTCCAGACATGATGAGTGGTTATGTTAATATCTTTAATAAGTTTGGTGAATTAAAACCAAATGTATTCTGTTTATCAGAAGGAATAAAAACTGTCTATAAAATCTTTAGTGATTTTCCTGTAGAGAAATTATTTGTTACTCCCAATGGTGTTAACATAGATGCCTTTAATTTTAAAGAAGATCCAGAACATCCACATCGCAGTATGTATCTGGCAAAGGTAGACTATCGTAAGAGACAACATCTATTTCAACATATAGAAAGTCTTTGGTTTGCAGGTAATATTGTTGATGAGAGATATGATACTAAGAATAATTATCTTGGTGAATGGTCTAAGGAACAATTATATAAAGAACTAACAGACTATGGTAATCTTGTACTACTTTCTGATGGTGAAGCACATTCTCTTGTTATCATGGAGGCATTTGCTGCTGGACTTGGTGTAGTGATTAGTGAGTTTGCAACTGCTAATTTGGATGTTGATAGAGAATTTATTACAGTCATACCTGAGAAGAAGATCAAAGATATAGAGTATGTTGAAGGTCAGATCATAAGGAACAGAGAGTATTCTATTAAACATAGAGATGAGATACGTGAGTATGCACAACAGTTTGATTGGAAGAGTGTTTTAGCTAAACATTATATCCCTGCAATAGAAGAACTCATTGTTAGATTGCCAGAGAAACCAAAACCAGAACCTATTATTCCTTCTTATTCTATGGATAAGAATAAGGCTGCGTATAAGCTAAAAGGTTTTGGTCCTTTATATTACATTAACCTTGATGGACAACCAGAAAGGGATGCAGAGATGCAATCCATGTGTAAGTATTGGGAGTTGGAACCTACTCGTATATCAGCATTTGATGGAAGAGAAGATAAGTTAGAACATATTCTTGAAGGTACTTATCCAGAAGGTATTACATCTGGTGAGGTTGGGTGTGTTACATCTCATCTTAAGGCAATTAAACATTGGTATGAAACATCTGATAGTCCTTATGGTATCTTTGCAGAAGATGATGTAAGTTTTGATACTGCTAGGTTCTGGAAGTTTGATTGGAATGAATTCATATCAAAGGTTCCATATGATTGGGACTGTATTCAGTTGGCTATTATTAATCCAGGCGTAGTGTATGCTCATATGCACGCTCGTTGGGTGAATGATTTCTCTACTGCATGTTTTATGGTGACTAGACATCATGCTAAGAAACTTATAGAACATCATTGTGTTGGTGACAAGTTCCGTTTAGATCAAGGAGTTAAACCTAGACCTGTTGCTGATGATCTTATATACAATTGTGGTAGGACATATGCTATTCCTTTGTTCCATTATAAGATTGAATTGGGATCTTCTATTCATCCAGAACATATAGATGTTTTCCATAAAGGAAGTCATGAAGGCATCCTTAATCATTGGAGAGAACAACTAGCACAGATGGAAGATCAGAGTCAATTATTTAATTATGATCCTTACATGGGACGTATCCCACCTGAGTGCGAGGGTAAATAGATGTGAAGGAACTATAAAAAGAATATAAAGTTTATACATATTTTATATAACTTGTGTTATAGTTTCAACATATACCCAGAGGAAAATGATTAATTTAGACCAAAAATACGAATCTTACGTAAGATGCGGTAGCAAAAAGCTTCGTATTGATGGTATTGAGGAACGTGTAAGGGGATATGGCTATACTGATAATGGAAAAGATATAGATGGATACTATCTGATAACAGAGAATTATACTCTTTACTATAATAGGGACGAACAATTCATTAAAATGGAAGCACTTAGAGAACTGTCACAAGCCCCCTTGACAGCTGTAGAAGTATAAGGTATAGTTAAAACCGTAATCAACTGGCACATACCCAATGTGCCAGTTGTATAAATAACTTCATACAAAGGACTCGAAATTATCGTACCCCTGCGTTGATGTAATAAAGTTTCCCATGTCGGGGAAGCTATCATCCGCAAGGGTTTTTTAGTACCCATGCGAGATACTTTTAAACAATCATGTCAATCAAATCAACAATCGCTGCAGTAGCAGCATCTCCTTTCCTTCTCGCTGGTGCAGCTTTTGCTGGTCCTTACGTGAACGTTGAGAGCAATATCTCATATCCTGATGGAGACTATTCTGGTGCAACTACAGACCTACACGTAGGTTATGAAGGTTCTATCAGTGAAACTGCTGACTTCTATGTACAAGGTGGTCCTTCATTCGTGGCTGTAGACGGAACTGACGGTTCTGAGTCTGAGTTCTCTGGTAAGGCTGGTGTTAACATCGCTGCTACTGATTCTGTAGGAATCTATGGTGAGCTTTCTGGAATCACTGGTGAAGATTCATCTAACGATGACATCGTAAACTGGGGTGCAAAAGCTGGTGTTAAGTTCACATTCTGATCTTAAATAAATATCTCTAGTTCGAGATGGATCGAGACCCTCTGCCTTGCAGGGGGTCTTTTTTTATGGTATAATATTTGAGTCGTAAGTTTCGATACTTATGACTGCTGCAATCCCCTTCAGTAGGTTCAGGATTGGAGGCGATAGGAACCTACTACATTAATGAGGTCAATGAAAACAGCAGGAGAATTAGTAGGTCATCCACTGTGGATGTTACCGATGATGTTATTGATAGTTTTTGGTGGTATAGAAACACTTCATACTATGGCACATCTTCATGGAGAGATGGATGTGCATGGAATATGTAAACAGAACAAAGAGTACCTAGAAAGTAAGGAAAATGATTATTAACATAAGTTAACATTATATGTGTCATAAGTGGTACTTTTCATGGTTCGGATACCCCTAATGTTAAGTTTCTTGACAACATTTAATGTTTCCTATATAATATTGTTACGTTTCTTAATGAACGAATGACAACTTCAACACCCAGTATGAAGAAGTATACAACTACTGAGTATGGTAAGCAGAACATGTTTGCTTCTGAGCCACCTATGCAGTACGTTGAGAACTACCAAGGATACTGGAAGAATGCAGAACAACTTAATGGTCGCCTAGCGATGATTGGTTTCTTTGCAGCAATTCATAACTACATCCTTACTGGGATGGTTATGCCAGGAATCTTTTAGAGAACAAGGTCTCTTACACCACTAGCAATGCTAGTCACTTTCTAACCCTATTAAATCCAACGAAAGGAGAAAAACAATGACACCAGAAGCAGAAAAGTTTAATGGCTGGATGGCCATGATCGGAATAGTTGCAGCACTAGGTGCTTATGCAACAACAGGTAATATAATCCCAGGCATATTCTAATGAACCTATCACAAGCACTCGACCCAGTAGTAAGAGCAAACGGTAGGTTTGCAATGGTTGCCTTTTGGGCAGTAGTAGGTGCATATACTCACTTCAAATATTTCACATAACTAAATACTTACTCGTAACTTTATCAGGAAAAGGAAACAAATGGGCGACTTAGTAGCCGCATCAGACAGTATATCTCCACTAACAGCAATCCTATGGTGTTTTTATCCCATGGCTGCTTTAGTATTGGTTGAACTTATTATGAGAGCAATCAATGATGATGACGATGATGATTTCCAAGGTGGTAAAGGAGTCCGTATCGGACAGATGCAACCAGTCCCTGTTCCTTCAGGAACATGATTGATTGGAACCATCATTACTGGCGATTCGCTGAACGACTTAATGGTCGTTTAGCAATGGTCGGTGTAGTTATTTTAATTTTAAAAAAATGCCTTTTATAGTTTTTGGCTGTATCTTAGCAGCAACAGCATACAGCAATGTGTTTTCATTTGTAATTCAATGATACCATTAGCAGTACTTTTAAATTCAATACCGCCAGGCTCTAGAGACTTAGTAGAGTTTGGATTTTTTGTATGTGTAGGTGTAACAGCAGGTTCTTTAGGTTTATTATGACTGTAGAATATCTTAATCAAGTTGTAGACCAAGTAGGTTTGAGACAACAAGCAGTAAAAATATTATATAAAAAGTTTGGAAATAATCAGAAGATATATGAATGTGCTGATGAGTGGGCAAAGAAACAATCTACCACCAGTGGTATAGTAGATTATTATAAGGCTTACTTTGGTTCTAAATAGAATGAGTTATTCTTATTCTTATGCCTGAAGAAGTAAAAGAAGAAGTAGTAGAAGAAAAGAAGGAAGATAAGAAAGGTGTCTTTGGTAAGATCAAAGATAAGATTCTTCCAGATCAAGATGAGCAAGCTGCTATCATTAGTACATTTGTACGGCTCGGCGTGTTGGTTTGGAGCGGCGGAATATTGACTTTAAATTACGTAGCCATCCCAGGCGTTCCTCAACAGAAAATAGATCCGACATTTATAGCATCAGTTTTTACAGGCGTGCTAGCGAGCTTTGGCATTCAAACTGCTAGTAAGAAAGGTGACGGTACTATGAAGATGAATGGTAATGGTAACGGCAATGGTGCTGGACAAGTTACTAAAAAAGAAATGGAAGAACTGTTGGCAAGATCTGCTTCTAATGGACCTACTCAGACTATTAGAATTGAACAAGCTCCTTTAAAAATCACTACTGATCAGGAACCTTATAAACTTTAAGAGAACATTAACTGTGTAAATATCTAATACCATTGACATATATGGTATAGTAGAGAGATAGTTATATAAAATTAAGTTGTTCGAACGGAAAGTATGAGTGTTATCATCTACCAAGAACATTGTGATTTCTTAGAAAGAGAAAACAAAGAACTCAAAAGAGAGATTAGTTTTCTTAAGAATCAATTGGAACTTAAGACTTATGGTCTTCTAAAACCTTTTGACTCTAGAGATAATGAAAGCTATTAGATGGACTGCTCAAATATTACTTGAGTCAAATAGATTACAAAAGGTTGAGTTCCTTTGTCATTCTAATTTGAGACAGGATGCTGAACAAAAATGTAAATCATTGTTTGGGGTCACAGATGTAAGACAATTGACTAGAGTTTGGGGTTCCTAACCTAGTCAGTGAGTCCACACATAAATGCGTAAAAATACTTATATGTTATAATAAATAACATCAGTATGGGATTGAAATAATCATGCCCCTAACGCAACAAAAGCATTACACAGTAGGTTATCACGACTTACAAAAGAATCATTATGAAATCTGTGAGTACGCTACAGATTCATATGAAGCAATACAGCATAGTAAAGAGGATGTTCCTGCATTAAAGGATCATCCTCATTTTATTGACTATGCAATGAAAGAGGTGTAGAATGACTAGTATAACAAAAAATAAGCACGAAATAATGTGGTGGATGAGTAGACTCACAGTGATGGGAGTTTCTTTATCCTTGGCAGTTTATCTCGCTGCACAGGCATATGTCTAATGAGTCAACATAATTATGTTAATCCATCTGAAAAACAAGATCTCTCTCATGTAGAGGCATCAGTTACTAAAGGTAAGAAGTATTATGATGATCAGGGATGGGAGATAGCAGCACCTATAAGTGATGCAGAGTGTATCTATAAAGCATTAGATAATTCTAGACACCTTGCTGGTCTTGATAGAAAACAAGTTGCGAGGTTATGTGATGACTTCGCTGGACGTTTTGAAGAGGATGTGTTAGACTTGGAGAGTGAGTATCCTCCGTTATGATATGGACTATAAAACTTCTGGTGTAGATATAGAAGCTGGAAAAGAATTTGTTGAAAGATTAAAAAAACAAGTACCTCACATCGGTGGATTTGGTGGTATGTATAAGGTTCCTCGTGGATATGAGGAACC